GTCGGAGAGCTTCGAGTCCTTCAGCCAAGCCAGGTCACGCACGGCGGCGTCTTGGATGCGCTGCAGGTTCGCTGGGACGAGAGGAATCGAGCGAAGGAGAGCTTGCGTCTCGCTGCGGTAGCGGCGTGCGGGATCGCTTTCGGAGAGGTTGCCCCAAAATTGCTTCGAAGCGTCGGCGTCTCCTCCGCCGTCGTTTTCATTCCCGCCGAAAAGCGAGAGGTAGACCGAGCTCTCTACACCGTCCGCCATGATCGCGAGGCCGTTCGCGAAGTCGATCTCGCCTCCGTCTGGCGTCTGGTACAGGCGAACGTCGGTCACGATCTTAGCTCCACAGACTGAAAGTGTTCGGCGGAGCGATGAGGGTCGCGCTCCCGGTCTTCATCCAGCCGTCGATCAGCGTCCCGATCTGGTCCCCGGCGTCCTGGTGCGTCTCCGGGTACGGCCCGGCGAACTGTCCCGCAAAGCCCACCGGCGCCGGAGGAGGCACCGGCGTAAACCCCGCCATCCCTCCGCCCACGGTCGCTGAGAAGGCCGCGAAGGCGGACTCCATGCCCGGAGCCGCGGCGGGAGCTCCGAAGGCCGTAGCGAGCGCCCCGGAGAGCGTCGCGGCCGCCGCTGAGACCGTCGTGGAGGGCGGGACGATCCCCGATGCATACGAAGCCATGGCGTCCGCCCAGCCCTGGGCCGCGGCGGCGATCGTCGCGGGAGGGTTCTCGCCTAGGTTCGCGATCGCCGACTTCAGGTCGGGAAGGTCGAGCGGCATCAAGTTCCCGGTGTTGGGGCCGACGTCGGACCGACCGCGGTGCCGTGTAGGTGCCGCGAGAGCGTGACGGAGGTCGCCGGCGTCGCGTCCTTCGCGGTGATCTCGCCCGGCGTCGTGAGGTTCCCGCTCGTGTCGATCTTCAGGCCGTTCAGGTCGAGCGTCCCGGTGAGCGGGTCGAGTTCGATCTTCCCGCCCGCGGGGAGCAGTCCAGAGATGACGAATGTCCCATCGGCCTTCAGCCACATCTCGACGACCGGCGTCCCGTCCGCCGCTCGAGCGCCCGCTGCCGCGTAGTGCTCGGCAGTGACCGACGTATTCCCTCCGGGGTCGACCTTCACGTCGGTGAGGTGGGCCCCCGTCTCATCGGTCGAGCGCGCGGAGGAGAGGACGGTAGCGATCTGGGCCATGGCTCAGTGAGCGAGCCCGCGAAGGCTCGCGAGATCGTCGTCGTCCCACGGGAGAGAATCCGGGACGTCCCCGGAGAAAGCACCGGGGAGCACGACGCCGAGCGCACAGCTCGTGTCGTCGGCCTTCTGGCGCAACGTCACCGACCGGATCAGGAGCTCCGTCGGGCGGAAGATCATCGCGTCGGGCGCAGTGAGCTTCAGAGTGGTGTTCGGGCGGAAGAGTTTCCCCTGAGGGTCGCGCCATGTCGGCAGCTCGACGACCCACCCGACCATATTTCCGAACATCCTCGCGAGGAAGCCCTTCGCGGCGTCTGCCGCGGCGCTCGGGTCGGTGTCGTCCGGGTTGAACGATTTCGGACGGACGAGCCCTGTCGCGAGCGGGTTCACTTCCGTGTACTTCGCGCCCTTGTGACCGCGTGTCGCGTCCTTGAACGAGGTGATCTCGCTGAAGCACTCCTGCGGGTTGAACGTCGGAGTCACCGAGATGAGCGGGGCTTGCCCCTCGATCAGTGTGACGACCGGATCCCCCGGCTGAATCGAGTTCCGGAAGAGGACGTTTCCGTCCTCGTCGTCCGCCATCACGAGCGCACGTTGCTTCGCGAGCCCGACTAGGAATCCATGGATGTCGTCGCCCGGCTTCAGCGCGAGCCGCGCGAACTTGCTCCCCTTGCCGCCCTTGATCCCTCCGCGCTTGCCGCGGATGACAGGCTTCTTGAAAAACTCCGCGTCGACCGTCGCGCCGTCGCGCGCGATGCTCGCCTGCTCGACGCTGGCGGTGATTCCGAAGGGCGCGCAGATCTGATTCGCGATCTGGATGATGTCCATCCCGTTGAACTCGAGCGGGTAGGCGCTCGCGGGAGGCTCGCAGTCGCAGAGGACGCCGGGCTTTCCATAACAAGTGACCGCGACGGATTTGGAGTCCGGCTCGATCCGAGGGTCGATCCCGAGCATCGTCCCCGTGAAGAGCCCCTCGGTCCCGACCAGCACCTTCACCGGCTTGAACGAGAACGGGCGAAACGTCGCGCGAAACTCTTTCCGGTCCGCCTCGAACGGCGCCGAGAAGCCGACCGTGGAGAAGGCGTCGATCGACCGGACGATCTCGACCTCCGTCCAGAAGTCGAACCGCTTCCCGTCGATGAGGAGCGAGGCCCGGCTCGTGTCCGAGCTGCCCGCCCCACCGAGAAGCGCTGCGGCGAATGACGAGAGCGCCATCCGTCACGCCGCTGCGACGTAGTAGACGATCTTCCGACCAGCCGGGAGCTCGAGTATTTCGTTGCCGCTGAGATCGTTCGTGTCGATCAGGAAGTCGAGCCGGTCGTCTACGCTTCCGTAGAGCTCCGCGGCTACGTCGATGATCGTCCGAGCGCGGTCGAGCACGATCGCCCGCTCCGGGATGAGCGAAAAGGAGAGTTGGATCAGGAAGCCGGCCGCAAGCGAGGCCGCCCGTTGCAGCGCCTGGTAAGCCTCTCCGGTGTCTACCTGGGACGTGCTCACGCCGCCCGTTTGCCCTACGGCCTGAAACCCGCTGTCGCGCCAGGAGACCGCGGCGTCGAGCTGAGAAAGGATCTTGTCCGCGGCTCCGACGGCCTCGGTCTTTGTCGCGAAGGTGTTGTTGACCACCGAGACGATGGATCCGCCGACGGCGTTCGTCGCGAAGAGGTCCGCGATCAGGAAGTCGTTCGAGATCCGCTTCACGCGGGCCGGGATGCTCGAGCCCGAGGAGAACGAAGCCGCCGGGCGCCCCGCCGGCGATCCGAAGATCCGCTGCGCAAGGGCTTCGTAACCGTCGAGACGGTTCTCGATACCGGAGAGCGCGCGCCCAGGCGCTTTGATGAGGTTCGAGATCTGAAGGGCGAGCTGTAGCGGCTGCCCGATGAGCACATCCATGCTCTCGTTCACGAGGCGCTGGGCGTCGCGGAAGTCCCGGTCGACGCTCGCGGTCGCGTCCGAGATCCCCTGCAGGACGGCGCTCACGGCGCGGAGCAGGCTCTTGATCGTGTGGATCGCGTTCGCGGCACTGAGCGCGCTCCCGAGGCTCGTGCTCGCCGAGAATTGCTGCGCGGCGGCCACGTCGAAGCCGGCGAGGGCCGCGGTGATCTCACTCGCCGCGTCCGTCTGCGAGGAGGGGTAGACCGCTCCCGTCGTCGTCCAGAAGGTCACCTCGACGACGGCCTGATTCGCCGCGTTCTTCAGGTCGTCCCTGCGCGTGATGTCCCCGAACGGAATCACGTCGAACGTCCCGTAGAGAGGGTGCTCGAGCTTCCCCACTCCGCGCTCGAGCAGGGCCGCCTCGAAGGCGGTCGCGACCATGTCGCAGTCCTTGCCAGAGAAAAAACAGGTGAGCGGGTACCGGCGAGAGCCGTTCCCGTTGTCCTGTACGTACGCGTTGTTTACCCCGGGGAACTCGAATGCCGTCGTGCGCCTCGTGGTCTCCCGACTCACTGCCTCGTAGAGGAACTTGATCCGGGTGCCCCCCGGGGACGTATAGGCGGCCTCTTTGAGACGGTCTTTCCAGGATTGATCCGCACCAAAGAGGCCCAGTAGACCGGCGATGCCCGGCGGAACGAAGCCGGCCATCAGAGCGTCCCGCTCGCGGGGACGAGCGGCATCGCGAAGCCGCCCTTCGGTGCCTTCGTGACGGACGCGCGGCCCGTCTGGTCCTTGATCGTGATCTCGCCCTTGCCGAGCGAGGCGGCGCGCTCCTGCGGGCTCACCATCTGCGCCGTCTCACCGGACGAGGCGCGCGCCTGGTCGTTCTGGTAGGCGTCGACCACCTTCGCCGGGTCGAGCGTGCCTTCCTTGATCGCCGTCTTGAAGAAGTCCGTCACGCCCATGCCGCCCGAGACGTCCTTCAGCTTCGACCACTGATCCCACGCCGCCACGAGAGCGAGGACCGCGGCCGTCACCGCGCCGATCGTCACGAGGAATGGGGCCATGGCGCCGGTCGCCGCGATCGTTGCTTCGGTCGCCGTGCCGGTCGCGATTTGGTAGAGGCCGAGCACGGTTGTCCCGGCGGTCAGAGCGGCATTCCTCGCCCAGGTCGCGACGGTGTTCGCCGCGGTCGCAATGGTCGACGAGAGCGTCGAGAGAGTGAGCCCGGAGGTCACGGAAGCCGCCAGCGCGAGGGCGGCGTTCTTCACCGCGAGGGCGGCATTTTGCGCCCACGTCGAGACGGTGCTCGCGATCGTCGCGACCGTGAAACCCGTCGTTCCGATCTTGCCGACCGCGAGGGCCGTGTTCTGCGCCCAGGTCGCCACGGTGCTAGCGGCCGTCGCTAGGGTCGCCGACGTCATGACGGCCCGGACGACTCCGAGGACGGCAGAGAAGGCCGTCCCAGCGGCGCTCGCGACGCCGAGCCCGATCTCGAATGCGAGAGTCGCGAACATGGCGACTTTCGTGGCGATCGCGAAAGCGGCGAAGACCGCAAGCGCGATTCCGATGCGCTTCAGCCACATTTCGATCTTCGGAAGGTTGTCCGCGACGTCCTTGATCGTGTCTTGGACCTTCTGGACGATGAGGTCTTGGTTCGCGGCGATCCATGCGTTCGTCTGGTCGATCACGCCCTTGATCGCGCCGCTCTTCAGATTGAAGAGCCTCGTCTCGAGCACCTCGACCGTGGACGTGAGGAGCTTCCACGAGCCCTTCGTCGTGTCCATGCGGAGCTTCGCGACCTTCTCGGAATAGCCGTCGACCTTCTGCAGGGACTGCGCGAGCTTGTCGAAGTCGCCGCTCTTCGACATGTCGGAGAGCGCGATCGCGGCCTTGTCGCCACGGAGCCCGACGAGCTCGGCGAAGAACGCCATGCGGTTCATGTTCCCGCCGGCCTTGTCTCCTGCCTTCACGAACTGACCGAGGACGTCGCGGAAGGGAAGCATATTCCCCTTCGCGTCTTTGAACTTGATCCCGAGGTGCGCCATCTGCTCGGCGGCATCCTTCGAGGGCTTCGTGATCTTCGCGAGCATCGTCGCGGTCGCGGTGCCCGCCGTCGAGGCGTCGATGCCCATCTTCTGGAGGAGACCGACCGCGGCGGCCGTGTCCTCGATCGACACTCCGAGAGTCTTCGCGGTGGGGGCGGCGATCGAAAGCGCCTCTCCCATCTCCGTGATGCGAGCGCCCGTCTTCTCGGCGCTAAAGGCTAGGATGTCCGCGACGTGACTCGCGGCGCCCGCCTCGAGGCCGAAGCCTCGGATGGCGCTACCGACGACCGTCGAGACCTCCGCCATGCCTTCACCAGACGCGGCGACGGCGTTCAGGACGCCGGGGATCCCTTGTAGGATCTCCTTCGAGTCGAAGCCCTTCCGGGCCATCATTTCCATGGCGTCCGCGACTTCGCTCGAGGAGAACTGAGTCACGACGCCGAGGCGCATCGCCTCTTTCTCGAGATCCTGGATCTGCGAGCGGCTCTTCCCCATCACGGCGCCGACGTTGACGATCGACTGCTCGAAGTCGGCGCCCGTCTTCGCGACCCCCAAAACGGCAGCCCCCGCCACGACGCTCGCGGCGCCGAAAGCGAGGGCGGAGTCCTTCATCCCGCCGGCGATCTTGTCGACGACGCGATTCGTGGCGCCGATCCCACTTCGGGCCTTGCGCGCCATTCGGTCGGCGACTCCCGACATCTTCGCGACGGGCGCGGAGAACTTGTCGATGGCCTTGAAGACCGCTTCGATTGAAAACCGCCCGGCCATTCGAGGTTCATTTCCTTGCGCGCGGTCGCGTGGCTTCTCGCAGCTCGGGGCGAAGCCCTTCGTAGAAGAACCGGATCTCCCCCATCGTCAGAGTCCGCGGATCTGGGAGCCCGGCATAGTCGCGGCAGATTTGCCGGAGCATTTCACGATAGACGTTTCCGAGCGTGTGAAGCTCGATGCCGTCTTTGCGCGGCAGCCGCGCGTCTCTCCCTGCGCGGACGAGATCCGTGGCTGCCGTTAGCCCAAAAAAAGCACGGTGATCGCCTGACAGACGCGGAGGTCTCGCATCTTCAGCGCCGCGAGAGTCGCCGACGGCGTCTTCGTGAAGTCGGCCATCGCGGCGAACATCTTCGCGTTGGAATGACCGTCCTTCTTTC